TTCTTGCTACTTTTTCCATATTTAATTATAATTTAGTTACACCATTCTTTTCGATTAGTTCTTCTAACCACTTGTCAAATTCTTCGTACATATTTATTTATTATTTTTAATAAAACTTTCTAATATTACTTCTAGTTTATTGTAATCACTATAGTCTAAATCACCTGTTTTTAAGTTATAGTTTTTAGTGATTTCACTCCAATTGATATACTCAATTAGTGGTTTATAGTTTTCTTGTCTAAAACGCTTTGCGTTTGTTATATGTTGTTTTACTTTGTTATTCATATTAATTATTTTAGTTGACATGAGTGGACTCGAACCACTTGCTACGTACCAATTTGGTCACACCGATTTACGCTACCGTAATGCCATTGTCATTCGTATTCTTTAAAGACGCTAAATGTTACTCAACTACGTCTATAAGTATGCATATTATTATTGCTATTATTATGTACACTAACATACTACTCGCAGATTTCTCTTGCTACTAGTGGCACATTGTTAGTTGCAGTATATGATTTATACTTGATGAAACACGCCATTGCTTCTAGTTTATCTTTCATTACTTCATACACTTTGTCGTGATTATAAGTGGCACTTTTACCATTTTTGAAGTTTACTGTTATTACTGCATTTTTACCTATTAGTGATTTTCTTATCACAAATCTTTTACTATTTAATTTCATATTATATTTATTTATTTAACTTTGTATTTATATTATCCATTTGACTTCGTATTTACATTGTAAAAGTAATACTATTATTTGTGTATTAGTTTTAGTTGTTATATGTTGCGCGAAGTGTCTCATTGTGTAATTCTTTTTACATATATATTATCCACATTAACTCGTATTACTTCTGTAAATATAATAATATGTGTGTTAGACAAAATGACATGTATTAATAAATATATATAAATTTAGTATTTTTTGTAAATGTAAAAAAATATTTGCAAAACGACGTAGGCAAAGGGGGGCCTGGCAAGAAAATTTGCATTTTTGCTGGGTATATGGCGGGGAGGGGAGGGGGGCAACACAACAATCCAATATTTACGATAACTTTTTTTGTGGACATTAGCCTATTATAGTTATCTAGTAAGGGCCTTTTGTCACCTTTTTAAATTTACTATTTACTATGTAATTATAATCAATATGAAATCATCACCAATAAGACTAAGTAAGCAAAAGTTGAGCAGGAAAGCTGCTGCAGCTAAGAAAGCAAGAGATATTGCCGCTGCAAAAACTCCAGCTCGTAGAGCTAAAAAAGCGCAAAACCAGCGTATAGGCCAGAGATCAGATTCAGACTTACACCATGATGGTAGCAAAGTTAAAAGAGTATCAATAAAAAATAATCGCGGCTTTTTTGGTCGTGGTACAAAAACAGAATAACATGAAAACACCACGTAAAAAAAGCAAGTTACAGACAAATACAAAAAGGAAGTTGAGTCCATATAATAATAGTGTTACTTATAGAGAAGAAATTACTGGCTTAGAAAAAGCTCCTCGACTAAAAGCAAAAAAACTTAAAACATCACCGTTTAAAATGAAAGGTTTTTCAGGTTTTGGAAACTTAATCGAAAAAGCTAAAAAAATGAGTGGACAATTAACTGGCAAATTAGCTAGTGATATTGTTGATGAAATGAAAACAGGATCTATGGCTGCTCCTGAAAGCAAAATTAGAACGACTAAAGCACCATCAGGAAATTACCTTAAAAGAAGAAAAAAGAGAAAAGAATCAAAGAAAAAACAATTTAAAGTAATTCCAGAATTACCATTATCTGGAGCAAGGCAAATAGCCGAAGTAAATAAAAAAAAATAGGGAAATACCCTATACCTAAGTATAACCAATAAAAATAAAACCAATGACATACTTATATTATAAAACGAGTACGGCATCGTACAACCAAAAACCGAGTAAAAAAACAATGGAGCAATGGGAAAATCTTGCAGATAAAAAAAACTGGAGAATAACTCAGCTACCAAACGGTTTTTACCAAACAGAGTGTAAACATGTAGATTTAGATACATGGCACGATGTAACCAGACGTGAAACTATAGAAGGTGCAGAAGCTGCAATAGATGGTAGCATCGATCATTTCCAAAAAAAGATCGAAGCAGCGGCGGGGCCTAAAGTAATCAAAACGTTTGAATAACACTAAAATAAATTTAATTAAATGGAATATAATCACCCAAGTGATCTTATCAAAGAATTAAACTTTGGTCAAGACGCTAAATCAAAAATAATTGCAGGGGTTGACAAACTTGCAAAAGCAGTTAAATCAACTCTTGGCGCTTCTGGGAAATGTGTAATCTATGAAGATGCACGAGGCAACCCGGTCATTACAAAAGACGGAGTAACAGTAGCTGAATCTGTTGTCTTATATGACCCGGTTGAAAACCTAGGTGCTAAACTTATAAAGGAAGCAGCGCAAAATACAGTGAAAGAAGCAGGTGACGGTACTACTACAGCTACTGTCCTTGCTCAATCACTTATAAAAGAAGTAAATAAGCCTGATTACGGGCATATATCTACAAGAGATATAAAAAGTGGTGTTAACTCTGCACTACGTAAAGTAAATACTTATCTTACTAGTAATGCTATAGACGTTAAAGATGGTATGCTTGAAGACGTAAGCACTATATCTTGTAATAACGACCGAGGTTTAGGTATGATTATAGCAGAAGCATACGAAAAAGTTGGTCAAGATGGTGTAGTTTTTATGGAAAACTCAGAAACTGAGCAAACATACTCTGATATTGTTGATGGTGTGCAGTTTGATTGTGGCCTTACATCGCCACATTTTGTTACAGATACTGAAAAACATGAAGCTATACTTGAAGAACCACTAGTTTTGATCGTTGGTAGTGAAATACCTAACATACGTAAGATACAACCTATACTAGAACATGTTATAAAGAACAAAGAAGAGCTACTTATTGTTGCTCAAGTTGATCAACAGCTAAAATCAGCGCTTATGATGAACAAAGTTAAAGGTAACATTAAAGTAAACATCATAGATTTACCAGGTTTTGGCCCAACTAAGCAAGATACAGTGCAAGATTTAGCATTTTTAACCGGTGCAACAGTAATAAATGAAGAATTAGGCGATGATATGGACTTAATTACTGTTGACTGCCTTGGAAAAGCTGATAAAGCAGTTACAAACGATAAAAACACTGTAATAACTACTATAGATTTAGGTGTAGATCTTGAAGATAGAATTAAAAACGTTAAAAAAGTAATAAAAAACGAAAAAAACGATTTTTTAAAGAAAAAACACAAAGATAGGCTGGCAATGCTGTCAGGTAAAGTTGGTATGGTAAAAGTAGGTGCAGCATCTAAGGTAGAATTAAAAGAAAAGAAAGATAGAGTAGAAGATGCTATCTATGCTACTAAAGCTGCTTTGAAAGAAGGTATAGTACCAGGCGGTGGTATCGCACTATTAAACGCAGCTCAAGAAATTGTAGCTGACAATGAAGCTGAAACAATACTGCTAAACGCTATTAAAGCCCCATATAACACTATATTAGACAATGCTGGTATAATTAAAGCTGTTGAACCTACTAATGGTGTAGGTGTAGATGTAAACGATGGTACAGAGTCTGATATGATACAAGCTGGTATTATAGATCCAGTGCTTGTTACTAAGTCAGCACTTAAAAATGCGGTAAGTGTTGTAACTACTATTATATCCGCTGATTGTATAATTTCAAACATGAGAGGAAATGCGAGCAGTTAATAATTATATAATAGTAGAAAAAATAAAACAAGGGCCAAAAAAAATTGGTGGACTTATATTAACAGAAGATATAGATGAGGACAATAGGTATATAAAGGCCAAAGTAATATCAACTGGTAACCTTGTAGAAGGAATAAACGAGAAAGATGTCGTTTATTATGACAAACATGCTGGACATGGAGTTCAGTATAAAGATATATTATACCATGTTATCAGATCTGGTGATGTGGTACTAATAGATTAAGCCTAAACCATAAACCCCAAACTTCAAACTTAAAAACAAAAACAAATTATTAATTAAAAAACAAAAAAAATTATGATGTCAAATGGATTTATTTACATACGTAACGCAGAAGACGATGCTTATGTAAATCATGGTGATAATTTTAAAGGTATGGAACAAGCTGCTTCTGGCGTTGTGATTCTATATTTTGATTCACCTATCTCTGCAACTACTGAAACTGGTGGTTCTTATGATAAAATTACTTTAGCTGTTACAGCTAACAAAGAAAAAGAAGCGATGATAGATATTAACGGTGCTTTATTTGGTGGTAAAGCAGGAGATACAACAGTTATAGCTGATGACTATGGTAACGCTTCTTGTAGTGGATTCATCTCTACAACTGCTGGTGTTACTACTATTGAAAAAGCTTTAGCTGGAACAACTAGCAATGTTATTACTTTAACTGATGACAGAACTCTTACTTCTGGTGAGTCTGGATCTTTCGTAGTATTAAATCATGCTTCAAAAGTAATTACTTTACCTACAGCTGCTGCTGGTTTAAATTACAAGATCATGTTCTTACAAGACACTGATGCTGCTTGTTCAATTGTGGCTGGCTCTGGTGATGCTTTCTTTGGAACTATTGAAGTTGTAAGTTCTACAGATAACAAAACTTCTAGTCAACATATTACTCATGCTACTGCCATTGGTACTGTTGCAAACTATGATAACTTAGATTTCGACCATGATACTACTACTTTAGGTGGTAAAGCTGGTGATGTTGTTAGTTTAATGGCTGTTGATGCTACAGCTTGGCATGTAGATGCTACGTTAACTATGGATGGTAACCCATCTTCAATCGCAGTTATTAACGCTGGTTAATAGTTGAGACTAACCGCGCAAGATTTGCGTGAAATGAATATCCTTAAGTATTACAGGCTCACACGTAAGTGGGCTTGTAAAACTTACGGGATATTAGATGCAGATCTAGAACTTTTATTTTATTTAGATTGTGAAGGAAGATTCACACGAAAAGATTTCATGGACGGAGTTTATACATTTTCTTGGGATAAAGCAAGATGGGACAGACTTAGACAGCAAGGGTGGATAGACGTTTGGAGGCATAGAAACCGTACTACTATAAAATATAGTGTGTACAAAACATCGTATAGATGTAAACAATTAATTAATCGTATATATAGAATATTATTAGGTGAAGAAGACATGCCTACGTCAGAGCGTAGTATATTCTATAATAACAAATCATATACAGATAAAGTTTATAATAAAGCTATAGATGATATGATTAAAGACAAAAATAGATAATGAAAAAACAATCAACATTTAAACTAAGGTCTGGTAATAAGCCTAGCATAGCTAAACTTTCAGGCGTAATGAAGGAATCACCGGCTAAACTTATTTATGGTAAAAAAACTACCACAAAAAACGATGACGGCTCAACTACTACTACTAGAAAAGGTATCTTCGGAGGTACAAAAACTGTTACTAAATCAGCAGACGGTACAACGAAAACTGTTCAAAAAATGAACAAAGGTCAAAGCAGAGGTACTGTTAAAGTAAAATCAAAAACCGGTGGTAAAGTAACAAAAACTAAAACTAAAATCTCTAACTACGGAGGTACGGATGACTATAAGATTACTAAGCAAAAACAAACAAAGAAAACAGTTAAAGGGAAAGTAATTTCTAGAAAGAAAAATACTGGTGGATCCATTTCAGGCGTTGAATCTGGATTTCAAGATCCAAGATTAAATAGGAAAGGTGAGTGGAAAGATCGAAGTGCTTGGCCATCTTCTTACGACAAGGCTGAAAAGAGATTCGCAAAAGGGAAGATGAAATTACCAAGAAGGTAAAACAGTATAATGCCAGGATCACCAATGCAAAATAAGAGTTATTATTAAATACAAAAACAGATAAAATGAATAGAAGAGACGTAATTGGAAATTCTAAAATAAAAAATATTCCAGGAAAAATTAGAAAAAAGATAGGACCTAGTATTTCTAAAGGTATCAAAAATGCAAAAAAATTTGCACGTGGTGCAAAAAAAGGAGTGAAAAATATGACAGTAGCAGACGTTTTTATGAATGTTGTTGCACCTGGATCTAGTATAGTTAGAGAAGGTGTAAGACAAGTTCTTAAAAAACCTGACAAAATAAAAGTAAACCGCGCGCCTAGTAAACCGCCAAAAAGCACAACCATTGGTGGTCCTTTTAAAATGAAAGGATTTAGAGGTTTTGGTAAATAAAGTGTTAAAAGATTTTGACGTAGGTCCGTTTAAAAAAATGAAGCCACCGTCTAATAATGGCTACACAACTCATACTGAGTTAAACGAACTTAAGAAAATACCTTTAAAAAAAGACTTTGTAAAGAAGTTTGATAATATAGAGTCTGCATTTGCTAAGACCGCTAAAGATAATAACGTAGAAGACTACGATAAAAAGTTAGCAGCTAAGTTAATAAAAGACTCTGCACCTGTAATCTTAGAATTAAAGAAGTATCATAATAGACCTAGACCTAAAGATTTAGATAAAAAGTTGCCTAACTATGAAATGGCATCAATGAAAACTAAATCATATCCTTCTGGACACTCAGCTCAAGGCATATTAATAGCTAAAGTATTAGGCGATAAACATCCTAAAGCAAAATCAGCTTTTGCTAAAACAGGTGAAAACATCTCTTATAGTCGTAGAGTTGCCCGTGCTCACTATAAGTCAGACAGTAAGATGGGCGAAAAATTGGGTAACTCAATGTATAAACATATAAAAAATAATGGCGTTTAAATTAGGCAAAGCAAGACAGCCGCTAGCCAGTGGTGGTGTTGTAAATAAAAAACTTAGTTTTAAATCTGACGATGCGTCTGTGTCTGGTAATCCTGTTATAAGAAAAAACTTAGATGAAGGTATATTAGGTGAGGCTAATATGGATGGTAGTATATTTATTAGCGATCAAATACAACCTAATAGCCCTATGGAAAAACAAGTACTAGTACATGAAATGAGGCATGCTACAGACATGAAACTGGGTAAGTTAGCTTATAATGACGATAGCGTATATTATAATGGTATAACATATCCAAGAGAAACTAGAAACGGTAAAGATATGATTAAAGTTAATGGTAAGTGGAAAGAAGCCGGTGATGATTTTCCTTGGGAAAGAACAGCTAACATATGATATTAACAAGTATAGACGGTATACCTTTATTTACAACTATACAAGAAGCTTTACAATGGGCCTCTGAAAATGGTTACCAAGGTTATCACACACATATCTATCAAGGTCAAATTGGGTACATGGGTGGTCAAAACCACACTAACGTTACTAACCCTCAAAGTACTAACTTAAACGTACCTAACATATCTACAGGTTCTGTAACTTCAGTATCTACAAGTAGCACACCATCAGGTGGTGGGGGTGGAGGATATTAAAAAAATAAATTATGAGTATATTAGGAAAAGTATTTTCAGCAGGTGCTGGTGAATTGATAAAAAATGTAGGTGGAGTATTAGATAATCTAACTACAACTAAAGAAGAAAAGCTAGCAGCTGAAACAAAAATAAAAGATTTAATTATGGGTTACGAAGCTGAGATGCAAAAGCAAGTAACTGAAAGATGGAAGTTAGACATGAACTCAGACTCGTGGCTAAGTAAAAACATAAGACCGCTAGTATTAATATTTTTAGTAATATGCACAATGTTACTTATATTTATAGATGCTGGTTTTT